TTAACCCAAGCTGAGAAAGTTAATATGGTACCACTACCATTTGAACTTGGTGTTCTTCCTACTCTAGCTTGTGCGGTTGCACCATTAAATATACAACTGTTAGAAATTACACCACTATCTGTGAAAGGCACAAAATTCCCGACTCGTTGCCCTGCTCCGTTACCCTCATATATAATATTGAAGAAATGTTCTTCGCCATTTGGTATTGTTGGTGCTGCCATATTAACTCCCTAAATTACTCGTATTAAGTGCCATAGAATCGCTTACCCCACTTGGTTTGTTTGTCCATTTACTAGAAGCAAATCGTGCTTCAGCACTAGCACCATTAAATGGACCAGCTACAAAAAACATTGTACCAGTTAAACCAGTTTTTGCTGGTGTTCCTGAGTTCATAGCTGTGCCGTTTTTATAAAAAACTAAATCTCCGTTTGCTTTTCTCCATACCCCTATAACATCTGTATTTGTAAAACTAACTCCATAAGAACCTGAACTGCTTTGGTCAATAAAATTACCATCTTCTCTTATTACATAAGCATTGTTATAAATTGAATTACTATTGTCTGATTGTGCTGTGCCATCTTCAATACCTATGGCAAAGTCAACACCACTTCCAAGATTTGAAGTCATTACCATTTCAAAAAAAGCATCTGTACTTGCTGGAATCTGTATTGTGCTTCTTGCCATATTTCTTGCAGAATTACCTGAATAAGCAATAGCTAAATTACCATTACTATAAGTAATTAAAGTTTCTGCTTCTATTGGATTCCAAGTACAATGATTATTTGTTGGTGAATCGGGTTGTTGGTCATCAGAGGCAAGTCCACTTGTCGTAAAATCATTACCATTACCTGATTCATCATCTCCTAAGTCGGATGCATCTCTGCCATCAATTTTAAATCCATTAGTTCCATAACTGCCTGTATATTCTTTAGGGACCCAGAGTCCTGAACTATTAAATTCACCGAAAAAACTTGGGTCATAAGCTAAACCATCTAATAGATGTATTTCTGCCATATAACCATCAAAAGAATAATATGTTGCTGATAGTTGTGCACCTATTTGATGCAATACTTGTGTGTTAACATCAGTAGGTGTATTTTGTGTAGGGTAATTTTCAGTGGCAAAATTAGTAACTCTTTCTCCGTTGACATAAATTCGTATTCTTTCAGATTCAACTGCATTCGTTGTATCTGCTACTAGTATAATATGATACCAGGCAGAAGCATCTCTGAACACTTGTGTAGTTTCTAAATCATCAGTATTACTTCCACTATCAAGATGTTGATATTGTAATTGATCATCGGTATTAAAATAAAATTGGTCGCAATTATTTTTATCAGCACCTATTTGAAATAAAACTTGTAAAGTTCCAAGTGTAGCTCTTTTAACCCAAAAACTCCAAGTCCATGTTTCTTCTGTGCCAGTTGCAGATGGTGTTCTTCCCATATAAGGATTCTCATCATCATTAAATCTTATTGATTGGTCTATTGTGTATGCAGTAGATGCTTGACGATTACCTGGTATAATTAAAGGCATTTAGAAGTCCTCCAGCTTTGGAAACTCCCCTAAAGGTCTTGTCATTACAGGTTTAGATTCTGTGCCTGTATTGGTATATGTGTATAAAGTTTCTAAAACTCTTACATCTTTTGTTGCTTTTATTCTTGTAACCATATCGTTTGATTTTGCTCGCACTGCAGTTCTAAATTTAGAAACATTGTCTGGCACTGAATAATCAGAAACTTCACTAGCTTTAATTGCCATCCAATCTGTATCTTTAAGAATAGTATAAGCTTGGTTGTTTACTTCATTAACTTTTTTAGTTTTTAAACCTTCAACAGTTTCACCATCAACTGTTTTATCTTCCATCTCAAGATCTTCTGCTGTTTTCCAAACTTTTTTTACCACTTTGTTTGTTGCATCAAACTGAAAGGACTCACTTCTGTTTTTATAAAATGTCGGATTTTTGTAATTTGAGTTATCGGTCTGTACAGGGTAAAGACCTATGGCTGCTTTTTCTTCAACACTCCAACTAGAAAAAATATTTGCAGGATGTTTAATATCGTTATGCTCAAATGCCTGAGCACCATTAAAAATTTTAATAACCTGATTTGCTTTTACTAACGCCCACATAATTTCTCCTAACTCAATGTCAATGCAAGGTTTCTACCAACCTCAATAAATTTTGATCCATTATAATAAAACACAAAAAAATCACCTAACGCAGCAGTTGTTGTTAACGTGGGAGCTGTGTCTGATGCAAATTCATAATTAGATGCAAACGATAAAGTTCTCGATCCAGTACCATCTTGAACTATCAAGAGGCTTACAAACTGCCCTGTAACACCATTAGTTGCATTATTTAATGTTCTATTACCACCTAATGTAACTTTAGCAACTGGCTTTGCTTGTACATCCCAATCGATGTTTGTACCATCTGTAAGTGTTTGTTCAGGAATATAAGCTGCATCATTAAATTTAAATCGTCCTGCACCTTTTGCTGTAAAAGCTAAACCAACATTTGTATCACCACCTGTAACCGCAAGTCCTACATCATTACCCGTAGCTGCATTTGTTATCTCTAGCTCATTTACTGCACTGGTTGTTTGTTGAAAAATTATTTGCTCGTTGCCATTTGCATCAGCAATAAAACCAGCATCAGCAATTCTAGGTTTAGTCAATGTTACAGCACTTACAGTGCCACCTGCAATTGTAGCTGAGTTAGCAATACTACCTGTGGTCGTAGCTCCATTAATAGTTGGAGTTGTTAGTGTTTTGTTTGTAAGTGTGTCTGTTGAAGATGTATTAATTATGCCTGTATCAACAACGTTGGTGCCATCAGCAAATAACACTCTAACTGATTTATCAGCAGCAACAAAAGTATATCCTGTGCCACTAGCTGTTTTGAATTGAACTGTAAAAGAACCAGTAGTTCCATTTGAAACGATGTAAACTTTTTCCATACTGTCAGGAACAGTAACGATTCTATTGCCTGTAATTGTCCCTGTTAATTTAACAACCATATTTCGTGCGTTAGAGGCTGCACCATCAGACATAGTTAATGCAGTTGTTCCTGCACCACCAGCAATCGATACCTCTTCATAGCCACCAACTGCTTGTTCTACTAATTGTAAATTCGTATTTGTTTTATCACCCCAAGTACCAGCGTTTTCGCCAGTCGCTTGTAATTCTAATTTTAAACTTGTTGAATATGTTGACGCCATACTATTCCTTTATATTAGTTCACATTATAAATCATTTATGCAGCTCTATCAACCTCTGTCCATGTAACAGATGTACCTACATCAACCTCTGCCCAATTTATTAAATTAATAGATCCAAGGGAAGCCGTAATATCAAATCCTGTAATAGCCATTTCAACATCCGCAAATGTGGTAACAGAACCCATTGCTGTAGTTAACGCAACTCCACTAGGTGATTCAATACTATCATTGAAAAAGTTTATTGACCCTAAAGTCATTGTGGAACTTAGTCCACTAGGCTCTGCTACAAAATCTGTAAAACCTACTGCTGTCCCTAAAGATGAAGTAAGAGCTATGCCCGTTGCTTCACCAACAGTTGTTTGAGTAAACCCACCTAAATTTGTTGTAAGAGCAAAACCTGTTAACGATACAATCTGGTCACCTTGCTGACCCCAAAGACCTTCACCCCAGGTTAGCTGTCCCCATCCATTGGACATACTCTACTCTATGTAACTCTTAAAATAGCTGCACTTGCAGTAAAAGCAGGAAACTGAATTGTAAAAGTACCTGACGTTGCTGTTTTATCACCACCAAAATCTAGTACACAAACAGCAGGGTCACCTGATGCTGTGTCATTATAAATTAAAGCACCTCTTGCAGTTAAAGTCACTCCCGTAAACGATCTATCTGCAAAATCAACGATAGCAGTATTAGTTGATAATGATGTCCCACCATTTACAAGAGCACCACCACCACTTGTATATTGACCTGAATTAGATACTTGTGCATCGGTTGTAAAACTTGTCGTAGATTTACCTAAAACAGCACTATTTGTATACAGTGATAATTTAAATGAATTACCACCAGTTTGTTTAAAATTATGTGTTCCTTCAAAAAGTTCCTTTTTAAAAGAATTACAAATTACACTAGTTGTTATTGCCATAATATCTCCATGTTTTAAGGCGAGGGTGATGGAATTTGTACTCTAGGCACTCCTTCTTCATACTGCCCTCTTCTTCTTTGTCCCATTTGTTGTAATCCAAATGCTTGAACCTCTTCATTATACTTGTCTAAATACAATTTGTACATATCCATCGGTCCTTTTAAATAAGAAAAACATTCACTTAAAACTCCATGTAATAATAATGCGTCCTGATAAGTTGACAAAAAAGTATTGTTTGTTGAAGTAAAATGAGGAGGATCAATAATATAATTAATTTGAATTGTAAAAGCAGCATTTGGGATAGGTGCAATTGCAATATTCTGATCATCCCAATTTGCATAATATTTAGGCACACCTGTAGCATCCGCTCCGTTATACTCGGATATAAAACTTGTATCTCTTTTTTCTAAAAAATCTCTAACACCAGAATTTGTTATTTGAACAGAACGCAAATAAATTAAATCCGAAGGCATACTTAGGTATCTTTGTGATGCAATAGTTGAAGTCGTTGCATATTTTCTTAAATCATCATAGTCAACCTTACCAGCAATATCTAATTCTACATTTCTAATAAATTGGTCAATTAAAGTGTCTGATAATACATTACTATCAACTTCTGTGTAATTTCTTACTTGTGTTAAAAAATTTGCGTGTGTTATTGCCATAGTCTATGCCTCAGTATTTATAGTCCACCCCATAGCCGAATGGTTTTGACAATAATAATATAATGTGGGAGCACCAACTGCAACAGTGATTTGTGTGTAAGCTCCACTTTGTCCTGCAACTCCATTTGTCACAACTCCCACTGTGTATTCAGAACCACCGCCATGAGTCCCATTTGGTGTCTCACTTATTCTCAAAGGGTGGTTATCATTTGATGAATCGCTTTGGTCAAAACGATAAGTTTTACCCTCTTCAAAAGTGAGTGTTACATCAGCAGTAGCGGTAGACCCATCTATAGCATATTTGTTAGTCGACCCTACATTATGATATGGATGATTTGAAGGATTACCTCCAACTACAGTAACAGCAAAAGTTTGAGTTATAACGAGAGCATCAACAGTGACATTACCAACCTCAGCAGTTAATTCTCTTTTTCTATTTTCAGCAGAACCATCATCTGGAACCATACTTCCGTAAGTCGGATTAGCTTCAGTCGAAGTTAAGGACATTGAACCATCTGTTCTAAATGCAAAGTCACCTGGCAAAGTTAAATTAACAACTGCTTGACCACCTCCTCCTGAATCAGCTATGGTTTGATCTGCCGTGGAATCATTAATAAAAGGTTGTATAGGTTGTTGAAATTTTTGACTCTTAGCATTTGCTAAAGCAATAGGATCAGCAGTAATATGCTTTCTTCTTATTTGTGGATGTTTACCCTCATACTCTGATTTATGAACAAGAGACCCGTTCCATTCTCTTACCATCTCATTATAAGGAAAAGCCATACCAGAACGATCTGAAATTGCTTTTGCGTATTTACCTCTTGCGTATGCCATTAATATACTCCTGTAAATCTTTTACCACGAATAGCTGCTTTACCACCCTTACTCATTTTAACAGCTCCTCCTTTTTTTGCAGTTCCGTAAGGTGTGCCAAAGGAGGCGTATGGATTTACAAAAGGTTTTGGTTGAGTTGTCTGTGTGTTATCAATTCCAATGTTTGAATAAACATTTTGTCCTGTAAGACCTTTTGATGGCTGATAGGACTGATACAAAAATCTATTATCATGTCTTCTCTGAAGTCTTCGAAGTGCAGCCGATTGTTTATCATATTCCTTATCACCAGCTTTTGCAGTTCGTGTAATTGTATCTGTAATCTGTTTACTACCTACCCTTCTATATGTTGGATTCGTATTTTGGCTAGCAAAATCTGTGGCTGACCTTTGTTTTGGTACTTGATAATATTGTGAACCATATTGTCCTTGTCTTAATACTGCACCTTTTGGTAACTCAGTCACCATTTTATATGTAGGTTGACCTGCACCTGGTAATCCAGCTGAAGGACTAACAGTTGTCATTTCATATTGAGGCACCATTCTTTTAGAAGTTTCAGTAACAGTTAAACCTGCTAAATCTTTTTCTGCTTGTGCTATCTCTTTTGATAAATCTCTATAATATCCAGTGGTCGTTGCAGGTTTAGTTTTATCAACTGAATAATAGGTATAAGTTGGTTTAAACCTCTGTCCTAAACTGCTTTTTACTTGCTTAAATTGTGCGTCTGTAGGTTTGGAATATTCTTTTTCAATTGATTTTATATAAGCATCTCTTTGATTTGCAGGCATATTCATTGTGGCAGCGTATTGAATATTAGCTCTTTTATCAAAAGTCTCTTGTTCACCACCACTTAATCTATCTCTATAATTTTTAATGGTTTTAAACAATTCAGGCTTAGACTCCTCTAAAGCTGACAGATAACCTCCTGCAGCTTTTTTATATAACTTCATACCTTTCATTAAAAAACACCTTTAAATTTATTACCTCTTATTGCTATTCCTCCTGTTTTGGCTAACCCTAATTCTTTATAAATATCTTTAGCAACAGTCGGTTTACTTTTTCTTGTTGCTGCTACTTGATAAACAGGTCTATATTTGCCCTCTAAACTTTTATTAATATCGCTAAATGTTTCTTTTGTTGGCGATGAATATTTAGTTGTCATCTCAGATACAAACGCTTTTTGTTGCTCCTCTGGCATATTTCTGTAAGCTGCAATTTGTTGTCCTGCTCTTCTCTTAAAAGTATCTTGTTTTGTTGGATCCTTAATATTAGATAACATTGCACTGTAAGACTGTGCTAGTACAGGACTTACACTTTTTATAAATTCTAAGTTTGCATCTCCGCCTTTTTTTAATCTTAGTCCTTTCATTTTCTTCTCCTTATAAACCTGTTGGATAATATGATTGTGGTGTAATATATACCGATGTTCTTTGTCCATCTTCTACAAGAGCTCTTTGTAATTCATCCTCATAAATAAGTTTGTTTTGTTGAACCACTTGTGGATTATACTTCATAGATAAATAATAAGATAGACCAGCAACCATACAAGGAATAAATCTAAATACTACATCAGCAGTGTTAGTATAAGCTCCAGCGTCTTCAATTCTTTTTAAATAGTAATATTTTAAATATGTATATGTTGAAGCATCGGGTGTTTGATATAAAGTAATTTGTGGAATGGTTTGTCGATCAACATAATATTGTGAGGGTTGTCCTGTTGAACCTTTGTTAGGTAAAGCCGCATATTCACTTCTACTTATTTTTGTTAGAGATACATCGTTTGTTGTGGAGGTAGTTCCTGTAGTTGTGCTAATATAAGCCTCTAGTATATCATTTGCATTCGTTGGAGCTGTATAAGTCGCTGTCCCGTTTGTTAGTAGTTGTTCTTTTAGTTCTACTTTCCACAAGTGTACTCCTCGGTTTCCCCATTCGCTGAAAAGAATATTTAAACTTCTTCTTGCAGATTTTAAATCATACCCGCTGTTTGTGCGTTTACCACATCTTTCATAGGCTTCTTGTCCA